GGGAGGAATACTGCAAAAATTCCCGAAGGATGCATCATCTGCACCGCTTCGGTGATATCTCGAATTAACTGACCCCGAAGTGCCAATTAAAATTGTTGTAACGTAAACTCCGTTACGTTCAATACCATAATAGGTAGTTGTAAGACCAGACACTAAAAAGTTGGAAGCACTAATTCTTGACAATTGTCTGGTTTGCTGTGGAACAAAAATTCCTGATACTGGAGCGGATCCATAATATACTAAAGTGCCTTGATTTCCGTTGTTTTTAATATGACTGGAGACCGTTGTTGCTTGGTTGCCGTGTACTAAACTTAAAGAACCGGCTCCTGTATTGAAATTGTCCATAGTAGTCATAATTGTGTCTAATGATGAAGAGGCTTCTACGATGCCTTTTAATCTAACACCTCCTCTAGAGAGGCAGTATATAGAACTAAATATTGAAAACCAATCTCTTGTAACATCACTAGCAGAACCAATAATCGTGCTTGCATTGATTCTATACCAGTAATTACTAAAAGGAGTTACATAAGTGGCGGAAGTTGGCGTAAATGGTTTAGAACCATTTGTCAAAAAGCCTCCTCTTTTAAGGAAAAACCTCAAAGTAGGTATATATTCACCCATACTTGCCTCTTCTGCATTCGCATTTACAGGGCCTTGTGATGAATTTCCTATCATGGTCTCTTCAAATTTACACTCATTAGGTCTACCAGGATCTCCTTGTACTGTAGCTACTGCTACTGGAACAAATTCCATATTCACAGGTCCAGCAAAAGACAGATCTGGTCCACCTCGTTGCTCAATCTTGAGAGTTATTTCCGAAGAGACAACACTTGGGCCCTTAAGAGCATCTAACACATATATATGTAATTGACCAGTAGCACCATAATTTTGTCTCGATTCATTCCATGGAGCTACACTAACATACGGTACGGTGATGCTCACTTCATTTTTCTCTCTGATATCAATAATGTTTCTATACATATAATCTGTTTTATCCAAAGAAGCAGAACCAGTTGCACTACACAACATATTGTCCCACGGTTGATAAGCTATGACTAATCTACCTGAATGGTACACTGTCTTAACAATCTTGATGTCAAAGATAAGACTACCTCTCCAAAAATTAAACATTGTAGATAAAAAGGTTAAGGGAGTATAGCTTTTAACTGCAACTGTTGAATCTACTTGACTAAAAACCCCTACAGTAGGGGTGACAAGAAGAGCAGTTAAGAGGGTCCCACTAGGGTCAGTTAGAGACCAAGTGACTGAGCTAACGTAAGATGGTCTACTAGCTAAAAAAGCTATACTCATTTCATCAATATCTGTACCATAAAGGGACGGATCGTTAGAAACGTGATTTCCTATAGTCATACTCAAGGGTTCTGACGCATCTACACCATCACCAGTACCCATATATGGGTAATTAGATCTAACTGATCTCATTGGTTCACTAATTAAATTAGGCTTCGAAAAACCTAATGCTGATGCACCGAATTTTAATCCATTAACAGCCCAATCTAAAGGACCTGCGAACATATTGAGAACAGGTACTTTGGCAGCCATACCAGTGTAAGACGCTATAGTGCCCAGAGTTTTGGAAATGGTCTTAGTTCCGTTTCTCTGCTCTGCCGCTAAAAAGTCTAAGCCTTTCTGCAATACTCCTGGTTTACTATTATTCGGTTTACCACCGTTAGCTTGTAAAGATCCAACGATACCTAAATCGATGTCTTCATAGTGAGCCCAAAGTGTATAACCGGCTTCAGCAGAACCACTAGGTGTACTCAAAACTGAATAGGGATACAAGAAGAATATACCAGGTTGTGTGGCATCATTGGGAAAATTTGGTTGATGTAAATACGAATTATAAGAACTAACAAAAGGTATTCTAAGTACAACAGAAGTGTCACACGCCAAATCTAGTTCAACGTGCTGCAATTGTAGCACTTGTACAATGCTAAATCTGTGCATTCGTGCCCACCTATCTTGTGAACCTATAACAGAACATCCACCATAAGGCAAATAAGCTAAAATATATCTTCCCTGTTGCATGGGATTAGCGTTGCATTGCAAATTTAGAACTAATGTCGCTCTTATCGTATAAATACTTTCCAGTTTCTGAGAATAAACGTCATTAGTGAGTGGATCGCTCCACTTGAACTCAGCAAATGTTGACACAGTGTCGGTGGATGCGAATTCACCGCTAACAACTTTAACAGGTTTACCCAAAAATTTCTTAATATCAGGTAAATGATCATT